GTAATCTATTCTCTAGGCACGGACTTGGCCTCAGCTTTCGAGCACTCAATGTTTGATATCACTCAGGCATAGGGGAAAATTTCTAATCAAATCAAAAAAGTAAATCTAAATAAATGGAAAAAATAAAAAAATACATTCCTGACAATTGGCCATTTTATGTTGCCTGTGCTTTAACCTTTTTCGCTATAATCTATACAATTGAAAAGACAGAATCACATCATAGTCAGTTTAAATACAGGATCGACTATCAAACAGGAAGATTCACTACCACGCAATACACAGACACGATCACGCAAACCGGTGGCCAGATTTTCTTTAAAGACGATCAAGGTCGCGAAATCCAGGTTTCAGGAAATTTTTCTATAACAAAACAGTAAATCTATAAACATGACAAAAAATTTAACCTTTGCAGTTACAGCAAATCACTTCTCACTTTACGAAGCCTTTAAAAAAGAAGCAGAATCTTTAGGATGGATCTACCATTCAGACTTTGTTCCTTTTAGCTCAATTAGACTAGGCTTATGTAACTGCTTATACTTCAGCTTTGAATTCGGTAACATGGAAGGTCAGCCAGCTTTTTCTTTAAGTTCAACTTCAGAAAAAACTTTTCAACTAGAGTCAGAATTTGCAGAAGCGCTTGAAATGGCTAAGCAGATTATCGAAAGTTATTCTATTAAGACTATCAAGCTTAATGATCTGTTCTTAGCAGATATCAATTCAAAAGACAAGACAGTTACTGTATATGAACAACAGTTTGGTAAACAGTATGGCGAAAGGTTTGAATTTGCGATAATACGTGGGCTAACTGACTTGATTAATGAAATTGAATTAGAAAATTTTGTTCAAAAAACCAAGAAAAAATGCTAGTCCTATTCACAAGAGAAACTCAAGACGCGTTAGTAAAAATGATTGCCACTCAAGGAGAACTAATCCAACTTTACAAGCAAGCAGCGCAAGAGCAAAAGGAGATTAAGGATCACTTAAAAAGTCTTGTAGAAGTTCAAGAGCTCCAGATCTCAGACTTGAAACTTAAGATTTCAGAACTCAAAAAAAAGCAGTAGATTTACTTAAAACTACCAAATATGAAAATGATTAATCTAGAAAGAGTTTTTATGGTCATCGGTCTAATCACTGCCTTAATCGCAACAGTAGTCCGATTCTCTCAAGGCTTTAGTGCCTATGCTTGGCCATTAGCAGCAGCTCTATGGATCATAACTTGTTGGATCAAAACAGAAAGACTTAAATCAATCACCAAAAACAAATAGTATATGCAGTACGCAATCCTAAGCGCGCCTAATGCGCAAGATCTAGTAGAACAAGTAAACCAAAGGCTTTCAAGAGGTTGGATTCTTTATGGTAACCTTTTCGTAGAAAAAGGCCAGTATTTTCAAGCACTTACCTATGTAAGCCCCGCCTAATCGCATTAGAAGCTGATCTGGCTAATTTACACTCATCCTAAATAAGAACATAATGAGCAAATTTAAATCTGTCCTGTTTAAGCTGGTGATTCTTGGGCTACTCTTAAGTCCTATTATGTTGGTCTATTGGTTTTTAACTGATCCAATTAATTGTATCACTAATCTTATTGGAGCTTGGCTATGGCTAGTAATAGTTATATTGCCTTTAACTTTGGTCTTTATGTTCTTTTGGGGTGTGTTAAGTTTAGTGTGGTCGATTGTAAAGACCATTTTTTCTTAGTTTTGTATATATGCGTATAAGGCCCAAACCGGGGGATTTTTTGTATTTTATCGATATTTATAACCAAAATAATTACAATGCAAGATAATTTTGATTTAAAAGGATTCTTACGCAAAAACACACTTCTTAATGAAGGTATTGGCGGATATTTCGATCTTAAGCCTTTAAAAGAAGCTACCACTAATTGGGATGAAAATAACATAGGCGATTTAGCTGACGCTGCTATAGATCGCATGTATGATCTTGATGATAAACAAAAGAACATGCTTAAAGCAAAAGTAGGTACATGGATATCTGATATAATCAATGGAAATTCGCCAAATAAAACGTTAATTAATTTACTTAACAAACATAATGGCGAAGGAAGCGATAAATTAGGTGATGTAATTATAGCAGACTATGAAAGTGATCAAGATGAAGAAATGAATGAACTTAATGATTTAGGTAATATGGAAGAAGCTGATGATGACGATGGTTTTATTCAAGCACAAAGAGATGCTGTTGGCCGAAAAGGTTCACGGATCTATGCTATTGATGATTCTGATGATGATAAAGGTTGGGGATATGATGATGAATTTGATTTTGAAAATTTTGACGATACAGATCTTAATGGTCCTTCAACAGAAATGGCAATCGATAATCTAATTGGTGAATTCGAAGAAATTATCAAAGCTCAAGTTCCAGAAGAACTACATGATTCAGCAAGAACAGCAGTTAAAGAACTATGGAAAGATAAGCTAGCTTCTTGGGGAATCTAATATATAATAAAAAATTCTAATTATGGAATTTGATTTCAATAAGTATCTTAAAAATAATCCGCTGTTAAAAGAAACTAGCGGATATGATAACTACACTAGACCAGAGACCATGCTTGAAGATGATGATCTAGATTATCAAAGCGCAGAAGATTTCGATCTAGATACTCAAGATGGAGAGAATGATCCTTTAGGTCCAGATGAAGAATTAATGGAAGGAGATATTTCAGCAATTGATAACTTTATTGATAAGCTAAAAAGTTCTACTAAAAAGATGGCAATGAAGTTAAAAGATTCAGAATTAGAATATCTTAAGAGTAAGCTGCAAAAATGGGCTGACTCAGGTTTTGATAACACGTATTGATATAAAAAATAATCATGGCAAAAAATCAAAGCTTATTAGCTAGAAGCAAACAAAGTCTTTTTAATTCAAATAATCAAGGCACTTATTCTGATATTCCTGGAATGATGTCTTTTGCAACAAGATATTCTTCTGATAGATCTGGTCAAGCTTTACCAGGAGGAATACCTTCTCCAGAAGTTAGGACTATTACTATAGATGATGTATTAGCTGCTCAACAAGCTTGGGGAAATGCAGTGATTGCTATAGGAGAAGCTTATGGAGCAAATCAAAATTTACAAGCCGCTACAGATGTTGCTTATACTATTTTAAGCTCTGCGTACAATTATGATTATGGTGAAGTATTTTTTAGGCCAACTTTAACTACTCATCCAACTACTTTTAGAAACACAAAAGAATCAGCTCTTTGTTATTTTGTTGGAGGATGTGGAGCTCCATTTGCAGGAGATACTGGATTTGCGTTAAATAGATGGAGTAGCGTAACTTTTAATAATTATCCTGGAACTACAGCTGGTCCAGATATTGGAATAGTAACTACTGCAGGAAATGATATAGGTATTTCTATTCAAGATAATCTAGCTTTTACTATGGGTTATGTTACCTTTAGTGGAAGTCCAACTTTTGGTGAAAGTCAGCCAGTTCAAGTAGATAAAACATTTGGATACATAAAGAATTACGACGGATCAGTTAGAATAATATTACACTTCTCAGCTTTAACAAACAACCCTAATAACTAATAGACAATGCCATCTAATATAACTTATAATGATATATCAGCTTCACAAGCTACTTGGGGTAACGCAGTAATAGCTATAGGTAATGACTATGGAACTGGTAGCGATTGGACTGCTGCATCTGCTTCTGCTGAAGCAGCTTTAACTACTGCATATAATTACGATACTGGTCGAGTTTTATTTAGACCAACTTTAACAGGAATTCCTCATACTTTTAGGAATTCTAAAGAAAGCGCGCACTCTTATTTTGTTAGTGGTGCTTATGATCCTTATGGTTTTGCAACTCAAAATAGATGGCAAAATGTAAAATTCGAAAGTATGAGTTATCAATACTTTGGAAATGTAGCATTTAGCATGGGATATGTTAATTTTTCTGGATCTTTAACAGGATCTTTTACGACTGCTTCAAGTGGAGTAACTGTAGACAAAACATTTGGTTATATTAAAGATGATTCAGGTAGTGTTAAAATATTCTTACACTATTCTGCTGTTACCAATTACGACTAATTTTTAAGATAAAAAATAAAAGCCCCTACTGAAAAGTTAGGGGTTTTTTATTGACATTTTTGTTATATATTTACCTTCTATCTAACAGAGATATATTGGACCTTTAGCTCAGTTGGTTAGAGCAGGTCACTCATAATGACAAGGTCATAGGTTCAAGTCCTATATGGTCCACGCAAGCCCACAGGCCATGGGATCGAAAACTCAGGAACGCCTCTCAGAATAGAGTTCACTCTTGCACAGGCGCACCAATTCTCTAGATCGTTAGCTAGCGGTGTAAGGCAATCCCACTGGAGAATAGGATTGCAAAAGGTTGATTGGGACTGGGTTGCAGGGTAATGCCTGACCTGATCGGATAGTAACGCCAATCATAAAAGTAAATGTCCACGCACCCATCTTTTACTTTCCTTTTTAGTCAGGTGGCGTAAATGGGAATGAATACCATCTTGGGATAACGTCATTGCTGGGATAGCATCCCTTAAAAATGCAATGGGATGCAGGTTCAAATCCTGCCCTGACTACGCAAAAAACAAACAAGCCTAGTTTCCTTACCCTTTCGAGGATGGGTTTTAAAAGCTTAAACGCTTAAAACAGATGTGTACAGTCTGAGAGTAAGGTGCGGATCTTACATGTTAGTCAGTTGGCGTAAATGGGAATAAATACCATCTTGGGATAACGTCATTGCAGGGATAGCATCCCTTAAATATGCAATGGGATGAGGGTTCAAATCCCTCACTGACTACAAAAAATTAAAAACAATGAAAAAACTTATCAACATTACTGGCTTTTCTACGATTGGGTTATTACTGATAGCAATTATAGTATTTACTATCGGAGTTCTATGGAACGCAGCAAATGAAAGTTTACTACACAGTCTATTTAGATACTCATTTACTGGGACCGTTATATTATGGAGTATTTGGACAATGTTGTTTACATATAACGAATTTAAAGAAGGATAAAAGAATAGTCAGGTGGCAGAATTGGTAAACGCTCGCTTCAAGGTGCGGTTAGTCAACGAAATGTAAAGCTAACATATAGGTTCGAATCCTGTCCTGACTACGAGGCCAAAGTAACTTAAAGAGAGGGCCAAATGGAGAATCTGTACAACTTATCTAGGTTATGTACAGTGCGACCGCCGGTAAAGATCTCAGCAAGTGACATACGGGGAGAGACCCGACCAATCCGTGTAGTTCAATTGGTAGAACGACGGTCTCCAAAACCGTAGATGAAGGTTCGAGTCCTTACATGGGTGCACAAAATAAAAGTTATGATTAATGAATTAGATCTTCCTTATATACCTATGACTGTATACTATCTTCATTACGAAGATGATCGATTTACTATTAATAATTGGAATGTTTGTAGAGATTATGTTTGCTGTGTTATGGCTAGAACTCAAGTAGAAGCTATTGAAAAAGTAAAAGCTATAGCTTCAAATCAAAGAGGACATCGACATATTAAAATCATGGGATTTGGTCATGCTAAAGAAGAGTGGGTTAATGAAGAAGCTCCAATAACTACAGATGAAGAAGCTTATTCTAAAGAAGTTAAACTGCTATTTAACAGAATAAAAGAAAGAAATTTATCAGCTATAGATATTTATAAAGGACAAGAAAAACAAAATTACCGTTACGAATGAGCACACAACCATCATCAAAGTGGATTCAACCCACTAGGTATTACGAAGAGTTTATTTACTATTACACTCTTGCAAAAAAACAACAAGAGCTTTGTAATTTAGGAATTGAGAAACACGCTACTTGCGGCATCGAAGATGATCTTATGCTTCACGTTGAACTATATGATGTAGTTGAGCGTAAGTATGCTGGATTCTCTCAGATCGTTAATGATGTGTTCTATGGATGGACTCCAGATCATCCTTATTGGAAAAAGATGGAGCAAGGTCTTTGTTTTAAACAAAGAGAAACTGTAGCTAAAAATTGGACTGGTAAACAAGATGTATTTGATCTTAAAGATTGGATCTATCTTTTACTGTTTCATCGTCTTACAGGATCTGGCATTAATTATGCTAAGAAGCCATCAGGATATCATAACACTCTTTTGTTTGAGATGCATCAAGCAGATAATATTCCTCAAATGGTAGATATCATTAAAGGAGCTTGGAGACCATTCTATACTTCTGTTGGTTATCAGTTTCCTAGCTTTCCAAAACCACAAGGAAAATATAAAAGAGGAGGAGATTATTTTATGTGTGAATTCTTACCACAACTTTCAGAAGCAGTAGCCACATTTCTAGAAACCGGATCTAAAAAAGATCTTAGACAAATAGGAGACTTTATGTTTGCTTGGAATAAAGATAATGGACTTAGAGCTTATAAGTTTCAGTACGCAGCATTCATTGCAGACATCGCTGACTGGTTTCCTGATTTTGTAAACAGAGAATCTGTGTTCTACTATGGTACTAATGCTAAAGAGTGTATCAGTTACTTAGCTAAGAAGTCTATCAAGATGGATGAAATCTCTTTCTTAGATTCTGTTATGCAAAAAGTATATGAAGACACTGGCGGACTCCCGTACAACATGGAAGATGTTGCCTGCGACTTTATTAGATGGATTGAGAATTATGTAAAACCTGGTTCAGATTATGATCATCTTGATTTTGACCATGTGTGGAATAGTTCTACTATAAAAGATCATCCTTATGGTCGTCAAAAAGCTATGTTAGATCTTAATCTAATTCCTTCTTTTAATGGTATTAAAGATCATCCATCAGATGATAAAATTATAAAAGCAGTTAATATGACTGTAGATCAATACAAAGAAAAAGTAAAACTAATCTATAATTTATGATAGTATATAATAAACAATAATTTATGAACTATAAAAAAATATATGATGAAATTATTTATAGAGCAAAAATAGAAAAAAGTATTCGTATTGCTAATAGGAAAAATAAAAGTCATTATTATGAAGCACATCATATTGTTCCAATTTGTTTAGGAGGAAATGGTAAATCAACTCAATGGAATCATATTAATATTATTCAACTTACAGCTAAAGAACATTTTTTGTGTCATTTACTACTATGTAGAATATATCCAGAAGAGAAAAAATTAGTTTCTGCGCTATGGTTAATGATAAATACAAAAAATAAAAATCAATTAAGATATATTCCCAATGCTAAAACTTATGATAATATAAGAAATATATATAAAGAATACGTATCTAAAGATAAAAATGCTATGTATGGAATTAATAGTTATAGATCAAAATGCGTACTTCAAATTTGCATAGATACAAATATTATTATTAGAAAATGGGATTATATTCAAGAAGCTGTACTATATTATAAATCACAAAATATAAAATTATCTTCATCAGGAATAAGTAGAGTTTGCAATAACTTACGAAAATCTTGTGGAGGATATTTATGAAAATATGCTTAAAAACAAAATATATGAGTAATATTATTTATGAAAACACTTGTAAAAACATGAATTACAAAGGCAAAAAGCCTAAGGATTCGTGGATGAAAGACTGGACAGAAGAGCAAAGAATAGAGAAATTCTTTGAGTTTTGTAGAAAGTTTGATGATAGGCAAGATGATTTATTGAAAACCGAATATCAGATTTTTTCGCATAGATTGATGTGGGATGAACATTCATATTGTGAGTGGATGAAGAAGATTACAGATAATGAAAAGAGGATGTTTCTTACCCTAGTTTTTTCTTTTACCAATGAGCATTGGCTAACTTTCACCACCCTTTATAATGATGGCATAGAGGCCGCAAGGGAGCGATTCAAGAACAATAGGCATGCTCGTAATGATTTGTTTCAGATCTATTATCCTAAAGGAACTAATGTTAAAGATTGGCTTTTAGAAGGACCAAGAAAAGCCGCAAAGGATCTTGCTTATGTATTAGATCAGGCTGAGAAGAGCGGCATATCATACACAATGATGGGCTTTGCAAAGATACTCGAAAAGTATTTCAAAGATCACCAAAACTTTAGGAGTCCTTTATATCCATGTAAGAATACTGCAAGGTATATCGCTATGACTTATCCACATTTGGTAGATCCCGAGTCTATTCTTTTTGGCGGAACAGGATTTTTTGACGGGCTACACCAAGTTTTTGGAGGTCAAAATTTGAACGGTAAAGTAAAATACGAAATAGGTAAAGATGGAGAATTTATAGTTACAAATAAACATGGTGAAGAATGGATGAGGCAAATGAAAGTATTAGTAGAACACCCTTCGAATCCTATGGTGAGACAGAAATATTTGAACGTGGAGGATAAATTATGTTTGTGGTACAAGCATATAGCTATACATCATGGAGCTAAAAGACCTACAAAAAATATCCCTTATACTTGGATATTTGATGATAAGTTCAATTTATCTAACAGACCTGAATTCTTAGAAGAAATAAAAGATAGGAGTCTAATGTATGAATAAAGACCAACCAAAAACATTCCTTATACTTGGATATTTGATTCTAAATTTAATCTTGGTAATAATCCTGACTTCCTGGATCAGATAATTCAAAGGGAATTAATGTACTAATAGATCTATAATTCTAGTCTATCCAACAGTCTCAGGTGAATCTTGGGACTGTTCTAGGATCTGGCCTGTATCCTTGCGGAACCACTTACCACTAATGTTCTCGTTATAAGAATCTACGTGCAGCACTTCGTACTTCATTTGATAATAAACTTCGTAGTAACTCATCTCTTTCTTACTAAAACATGGTCTTAAGATTTGTCTTTCAAATCCTTCTTTACCAAGATTTGTAATGTCCTCTAACAAAGTCTTTGAACTTCCATAATAAGATTGCCAATTACTTTCTTTTGTCTCTTTTTTTTTCTTTGGAACTCGTCCTGGTTTTATCCAAGCTTCAATCTCTTTCTTAGTAAGTTTTTTAGTAAGATTATTATGTAGTATTTTTTTACCTACGTAGATCCTTCCATTATCTTTATTCTGTATGAGATAGACAAATCCTACGCAGCTTTCTGGGAAATCAGATAACTGTTGCATTTCTTTATTTTCATATAACCAATTCATTAAAACTATTTAGTATAAATATATAATATTTAAGGTTTGTCTATTAATCCAATATTATTTGTATTATAGAAGTTTCCTGCGCTTACGCGAATATCATCAGCTGGATAATATGAAGTTCCATTATTATCTTATATGAATATTATTTTAATTTCTTATATACAAGTTATTGCGCCATTTTCTGATAAAACTCCTTCAAATGATCTATAACTAATATTATTAGCACAATCACATATATAAGCACCAAATTGTATTGGGCTAGTTAAGTAAGGATCATTATAAACACTTATTCCTGATTCTAACACACTTGAATTACTATATATTGTTGTAACAGAGGATGATGAACACGGTCCTGTATTATTTCTTCTTACAGAAAATGAATATACAGGAAAATTTGTAGTTACACTCCAACCTTTTGCTATAAGATTGGTTCTAGCAGTGAGTCCTGCACCTGTGGGAACAGCTGATGTACCTCCTGATAAATTTATAATTCCATTTGTTACACCACTATTATCTAACGATTGTAATATATTATTTACAGCAGTTTCTGTAAGAGCACAATCAAGAGCATAAAAATAATCAATTAATTGCGTATCAGATATAACTATAGATGTGAGTGCTGTATTACCACTAAAAGATAAATATGTAAGAGTAGAAAGATTTGATAAATCTACTACACCAGAAATGCTACAATCACTAAAGTATATTGTATCTAAGTTAATGAGACCAGAAAGACTAGGAATTCCTTCTGAGAAATCACTATTGGTCAAATCAAGTCCTAATAAAGATGTACAACCAGATAAGTTAACAGAAGTTAAGCTGTTTGTAGAACTTCCAGGAATATCATTATTATTTATACTTACATAGCTAAGATTAGTGAGTGAAGAAAGATTTACAGATTGTAAACTATTATAATTTGCATAAAAATTAATTAAATTAGTAAAATTTTGTAAACCTTTTATTGATACAATTGATGCTGGCATTTTTTTAAGTTTTAATCGTTACCATAAAAGTTTAATCCAAGAACATTCCCAGGATTGTCAAAACAAATCGTAGCTGTGTATTGCTGTCCAACTTCAGGATAGGTGTGAGTTTCTTCATAGTATCCACCAGTTCCTGAATCAGGATATGATGTTCCATCTCCCCAATCAATAGTGAATTTGATAGATCCTTGAACTAGACTGTTGAAACTTAATGTAAATACTGCACCATCTGTTGTATCCACTACAAACTCAATACAGGTGTATACTACAGGAGCAGGGTTACAACATAGGTATGCTGGTGTTTCTGACCAATTACCCACTTTAGGTTTAAATCTATTGAGAATGAGACTTCCTGGAATCACTCTTCCAGAACCATCATATCTCACGTATGCTTTGTTTATTCTTTTATTACTCATTGTTTATTTATTAATCTTCAACTATTGAAGCAGTGATAGTTCCTGAAGGACAAAGTGATATTGCTAACGCTTCTGGCATGTTTAATTTAACTATTCCACCACCAGCACTAACATAAGTACCATATTGGGAGTATTCAGGATGATGGTTTAAAGAGTATACAAGTTCTCCTATATTGTTTACAGGATTGTTTAAATATGAATATGCTACTTGTATTGAATTACACATAATTGAAATACCTGGAACGTTTATTGGATAAGCACTTGTTTCCATAAGTATTTCTCTTACTGGAAGAGGATTACAACATTCGTATGCAGGAATAGATCCAGGAATACTATATCTAGTTTCATTTGCATAATAACTTGATAAAGCATTTGATATAGCTTGATAAGGAGCTGAATACTTTTTAGGATTATTAGATATTCCTATTTTACTTTTTAAATCTTTTAATTTAATTTTCTTATTATTGATCATTATTCAGATTTTGCCTTATCTAATTTGTTAAATCTTTCTGTTGCTACAGCTATAGGATCAATTGCTTCTAATTCGCTAGCATAGTCTTGATGTAACTTTAAAAGTGATATAAGCCTAACTTTTTCTGTTCCAGTAGCATCATTAGCTCTTTGTTGAATTTTAGAAATGTTTTCTGCATTGTTAGCTAATTTGCTAGCTTTAGTCTCTTGTTGTTTAACAATAAGTTCTTGTAGTGTAAATTCTTTTGTTGGCATATATTTAAGTTGTTATAATTGTAACTGTATTATTTGCTTGTAAATATTGTATATCACCATCAGGACTTCCTGAGTTGCAAGTCATCAAAGCAGAAGGAACAGTAAGAGTGATATTATTTCCTGATATAGCACTAAATACAAAATCATCACCAACACTACCACCTAAATCAGTACAAAGTGGTAAACTTATACTTGTTAGTAAACTACAGTAACTAAAACCATAATCACCAATAGCAGTTAGATTTGGTAATGATATTGAAGTTAATGATTGACAATGTTGAAAACACTTATGACCTACAGTTTCAATTAGAGGTAAAGAAATAGTGATTAAATTTATACATTCAGCAAAACAGTAATCACCAGCTGTTGTTAATAGTGGTAAATTAACTGATGTTAGTGAATTACAACCATAAAAAGAATCATCTCCAGCACTAATTAAATTAGGTAAATCAATTGTTGTGAGTGAATCACAATCAGCAAAACATTGATTATCTATTGCTTCTAACTTTGGAAAATACATTGATGTTAGTGATGTTAGTAAATAAAAAGCTCCTGCATCTATGTATGCTCCTCCTGTTATATCAACGCACTCTGGGAAATACAAAGTGGTTATGTTAGATTGATACGAAAATGAATCTGTATTAATTGCAATCACACATCCTGCACCATCAATCACTTCAATTAAATATGTATCATCAAAAAAAGTATTTTCTTTAATTGTGATATTGTTACCACCATATAATTTCACTTCATTGCCTACAACTTCTACAGATATAAAAGGGTTGCCAAATGATGGAAGATCAAGAAAACTATTCCAGTCTGATACATTAGTAGCATCTCCTACTAGCAAATTAGCATTAGCTATATCATCAAATAAAAGTCTAAATGCTTGAATTGTGTCTGATTGAATTCTTGGAGTAGATCCTGGAATATAAGATCTGTCTTGAAATGAATTCGCGCTTTTTATTGAGACATCTATGCCATTTGAAAAAATTTCATACTTATTATCTGTTTGAGCAAAAAATTTTGACTTTCTTTGAGTTAGATCTTTATTTATCACACTTATTTAATTTTTAAGAATCCCACTTAATAATAAAGGTTATATCGGTATTAGAAGGAATCGGATAAGGAGTAGATAATTTTCCTACTACTAGAAGTTCATTCTGATCATTATATATTCCAACTGTGGTAGCATAAGGTCTAAATTCAGATCCTGTAATCATATCTTCATAAGCTCCAAAGGATCCTGATACTGTAGCGCTTGGATTTTGAGTATAATTAAAATCATTTTCATTTACGTGACACCTAACTTCATTTTGATATATCGTAGTTTGTGCTTGAAATGACATCGTATATGGAGAATAAGCTATTGGCATATAGTAATAAATACGGAAAAATACTATTTTGATATTATAAGAAGACTATTATCTATAGGATAATGATCTTTAACAAGATTTAATACTTCAAAAGATGATATATTGTGTTTAATAATTAACTGTTCTTTAATGCTTTCAAAATTTTTAATAGTCTCAGGAAAAAGATCTTCTATTATATACTTTCCTCCTTTCTTTAATTTAAAAAAAGAATTTTCAAAAAAAGTTAAGTTGGCATTAAATTCATGTAATCCATCATCTAATATAATATCAAATTCTAAGTTTACTAAATCTATATTATTCCATAAATTATTAACGCTTTGTTTATTTGTTTGATCACAAAAATAAGTTTTTATTCTATCATCATTAAATAGAATTCGTTTATCAATATCAGCGCCATATATATTAGAATTAGGAAAAAATTCTTTCCATCCATATAAAGAAGCGCCTGGTCTACCGTTAGGCCCCATACTTGATGGGATATCTGTATAATTAGTTCCTAGACCTAATTCAAATATATTTAGATTATTATTTGAAATAACATTAAAATAATCATAATATATAATAGTGTAATTATGGTAAGAGCCTTTATCGCTATGACATTTAGTCATTATATCACAAAGAGGAGTCATTATTTAGAAATTTATAATTTTTATAATTATGACCAACACCATCATAATGTTTACTAGTATATGCAGTTTCATATAAAACTTTATCATCTAGATTTATTGTATATTCATTATTATTTTCTAAAAAGTTTAGCATAAAATTAAATTTATCTGTATGATAATTAATATTACTTTCGCACCAATTAGATCCTCTAGCATAGTGAATTAGCGAATTATCTATAAATTGACAATTGTATATTTTTTTATATGGATATTGACTACTATTTTTTATAAAAATATAATCAGTTTCTATATCTATAGTAGCTGTATGGTTTAGATAGCAAGTTTTATGTTTTTCAATAAGATAATAAGTTCCTGAACCCGTATCTCCAACTCCGCTTCTAAAATCAAAATTTGGAATATCTACCGTATTTTTAAAAATAAAAAATATCGATGATAAATAGACATAATTAATATTATCATAGGTTCTTTGTTGATGTATCCCAGCTATGTCTTGTCCTTTCAATAATTCTATAAAACTAAATTTATTAAAAGAGAATACATCGCTATCCATAAAAACAGTGATATCTTCTTTATTATCTTTTTCTACATAATTACGAATTGCATAGTCTACAGCTTGAGAATGTGACCATGAACAATATTCTGGAATATAAGAAGGTCTATCGAATTCAATACAATTTATATTTAATAGTTGACATTCTTTCCTAATATTATCTTTTGTCAATTCATCTACACCATTATTTATAATGTTTATTTTAAATTCATCAATACAATTTTCATTTAATTTTTTAAATTGCAATCTAATAAATTCAGGTTTTATATAGTATGTTATGTATATATTAATCATTTATTAGTAATTCTTTTTTTAGATGTTCTATGTATAAATTAGGATCTCGAGTATTAAGTATTCCTGCTTTATCACTAACGTTAAACTTATAATTTTCTAAATATACTATTAAATAAGGTGGATTATAATGATAATATTGATTAATATAGCTTTCATCATTTACTCCTGGCTCATAAGGTATTTTTTGATCTTCTAATTGGTTATTTCTAAGTACTTTACATACCTCTATTATTTTATCTTTTTTGCCCCCAAATAAACATCCATGATAATACATTTGCGGTAATTGTGTATCTAAAGGAATATATGCTTTAGATTGCGGATTTCTATCATATCCTTTTACTTCTTTCATCCAATCTCTATTTCCAAAATGTTCAAACCCAACAGTGTCTCCTATAAACCAGTCTTCTATAAAATCTTGACTTATACTAGTATCAGCATCGAAATATATTAGATAATCACTATCACAATTTTCTAAAGATAGTATATTACTAAACTTTGAATTAGTTCCTTCTAACCAACTATTATGCTTATTATAATAATATTTTACATCAATATTATCTTGTAAGTATGGTTTAGGATCTGTGTCTGAAAAGAAATAAAAAGTAATATTACTATCTCCTTTATAATGATGTACGAATTTTTTTATAAATCTAATTCCTAATATAAAATAAGCGTTAGTAGCTAATACAACAATTCCTATTTTTTTCATAACAAACAAGTTTTAGTTTCTACTTCTTTAATCTCTTGATAATAAAGATGACTACAATTATCTTCTTTAGTTCTAAGATTTAAATTATAAGGTAAACTATTAGTATAATTAGCTTTATAAAATTTACCTCCACAAGCGCAAGTAATTCCTGCATTATGGTAAATAGAGGTCTCTTCCCATCTATTCGTAGTATCAGTTCCCCAACAAAAGTCCATTTCTTTTACTACTTCTGTCTCATTTCCTTTAATCCAACCATTCCAAAGAACTGACCACATATCAGCGCACCAAATTTGAAGTTCGTGATAAGCAGGATCTTCTAATTTCTTTTTTGTATTTAATTGTGATATCTCATAATAAAGCTTCTCACAGTCTGATTCTACTTTATCCCAGAACTGCCAATCTACATTCTTAAGTATGTATTGAGCTCCTCCTGAATTATCATTCATGAGCTTAGGAATCATCTTGGGCATCTTTACTATTTCACACATTTTATCATATACATCTTGACCTTTAGAAATAATATAATCATAGTTAATATAACTATTAGTATCACTTAGATACCAAATATCATCATCTAAAAACTTAGAGAAATCAGGATTTTTTGTAAAAGCTATATCACAATCATGGTAGAATATTACTTCATACTGAAGTTCTGGATGTGCCTTAAAATGTTGTTTTAATACGTTAGGTCTTACAGAAGATATGTAGCGAATAGGTTGCTGTCTTGTATCTTGATAAAAGAAAAATCTTACTGTATTATAATGAGATGCTAATTTATTCCACATCTCTACAG